ATATAAATATATTGAAGTGCTGAAAGGTTGTTAAGTTCTGTAACGACTCCAAAATCATCCGACAATTGTATTTCTGCTAAATTTGTGTAAACTTCTGAAGTGGCTGTGTTTGCATAATACAACATGTCCATCCACGAATTAATAGAGACTGTTGCTACACTATTACTAACATTTACATATTCTATAAGACTATTACCTTCATCTGTTACTAAAATGTCGTCTTGGCCTCCACCCACATCGTTTATTATACCGTTGTATAAGGTAGATGGAAACTCTAAATACAGAGTCTTGCCAGATATGTCATCTCCTAATTGTATATTTCTTCTATTTGTTCGTGGAAATGGGTAGCTTATTGATAGTCTATTGTCTATTTCATATAGTTGCTCTAAAGTATCGTTCATATCACTATAAATAAATTTATCTTGACTTGTCCAGTTATCTTTTAAACTCATATTTCTAAGCCCCCCTCAATATTAAATAATAGTCCAGATATCCTTTGTACTCGTATTCTATTCCAACTACTATTGCAGTTTTTACTATCATTTCATTATCCTTATAAATTCCCGTTTCTATCTGAACAGTATCTCCTAATTCATATGTACATGCGTCATTAACCTTAATTCTATACTGATATCTTCTATTTATATTGTCAGCTATCCAATCCCTAATTTCTTCCGCTGTATTTATATCTTGTACACTTCTAACATCAACAATTTTTTCTTCATTGATAGTACTGTCTTCTATCTTACAATCGCTGTTGGCAAATTGAAGAGTTTTACAGTTGAATGTCAGCTCTAATGTCTTATCTAATAAGTCTTCTGTACTAATGAATAAAATAGTATTCGGTAAAACAACATAATCTATTCCATATTGTCCAGTTTCAGTAATATTGCTTGCATATGTTGTTCCATCTGAATTATAAATGTTTAATATAAAAGAACTATCCCCATTGGTAGGAGATAAGAAATCTACATCTTTGTATGGAGTCAAATATGCATATCCATAAGTAGGTTGTCCTGAGAGTTTAAAAGTTCCTGAATATACCTCTTCTTCACTGTCACTTATAGAATAATCATATTTCTTAACTGTGATGTTGTATTTATTGTCTTGTTTCTCAATCTTCGGAAATTCCTCCATATTTTCAATTTCTATGCAAGTAACAGGGGTCTCCTCCGTAACCCTTCTGAAACATATTTTATTGTCATACGTTTCGACTAAATTACTTCTACAATTAATTGCCAAGTCATTTAAAAATTCATGTATCTTTTTACCTTTCTCAGAGCACCTTAACATTTCTTGGCCTTCTTCTAGAATTTCTGGATATATCCATATTCTTTCTTTCATATTATTGAATTTTGAATCCATCCTACTTACTATCAAAGAAAGTACCCACGAATACAAATATATTTCGTCATACAGCTTTTCCCATTCTATGTCTTGATATTTAGAAATTATTCCTTGCCCTGTTATTGTCATTTCTAATTCATTATCTTGCTTCTCTATCTTTTTGAAATAACATTCGTCAATTTTTACATAATATATAAAATTTCCAATTAATACCCCTAAATGAACTATAACTCTTGCATCATTGTCAAGTGATGTTAATTCTGTGTCCTCATCAAATATGTTGTATGTATTATTTTCATCTACTAATTTTATTTCTATTTCTTTAGACTCAATTTCTTCATTTATTAAATCTACACCTTTTTTACAATTTATAGAAACTATATCAGCGTCTTCATACTGAAATACTGTACCTAAATATACATTTAATATTTTGGCTCTACTATTTGATTTTGACCACTTTGTTATTGTAATTATTATGACACTTGATGTTGTGACGTTTTCTATTACAATTTCATTTTCTGTATTATTTGTATAACTTATTACGTTTCCATCAATTGAAACAGTAAAATCAATGGCATATTCTCCTCTTACATTACTGAACAATATATGTAAATCACTTATATTTTTTTTGCTATTATACACAGTTTTTGTATATGTGTCAGCACTTATGTTACCATCTTCATCCGAAAAATCTTCACTGTACCATCCTTCTGGAAGCGTTTCTTCTGTAGTTATATTTATTCTTGGTGTATATACATCTAAATTAGATTCAGATATTACACTTCGAGAGCCATCTAATTCTATACCTTCTCCCTCAAAAATAGCGTAATTTCCGCATTCTATTAAAATTCCATTATTATATTCATTGTCTATTACATCAACTCTTGCACTTGTTGTTATAGTTTTAGAACGCATTGCATCAATAAATTCTTGCGATGTTGGTATCATTACACAGCACCTCCAGTATACTTATCGGCAACAACTTGAATAAAATTACATGAAAAATCCTTCCACTCTGTAACCAACTTTGTGCTTGGGTCAATCTTACGAGCAGAAGGTTTAATGTCTCCTACATACATTGTTTTTGTTAGTTGTCTACCATCTGTTGCTGGAAAAATGCACAGAAATGATTGTTTGAACTTTAATTCAGTTATTAGGTCCATTTGCTCAGGTGTCAATATATCCCATTTCATTTCAATTTTCCAACGCGAACTTATTATCTTTCTTACTAAATCCCCTAAAGCATTTTCTGTACTTTGTTCTCTTAATGTAGGATAAGTAACAAATTCAGATGGAGTTGGAAGACTTCGTCCATCTGCAATTATTACATTGTTTTCTTCTATCATCTTCTCAACTCCTTTCTAATGTTCTAAGAGTGGTCTATATCCACGTCTTTTTGCTTCATTGTTTAAATCATCTAGTATTTCTTTAGCTATGGTTTTTGAGTTTACTTTCATCTCGTTTGTTATTGACCAACTAAACAAGTTATCCGCTTTTTGAATTGCAGAATATACTGCATTTTCAAGCTGAGAACTCATATTGGTATTTATATTTTTATTTACATTACTTGTTACATCTATTCCAAGGTCCGTAGCTCTTAGATTGCTTGCAATACTATTTGACACTTCAGACACTGCATTATCTAAAATTGGTGCTGATTGAAGTAAACTGTTGCTTAGTCCTTTTATCATATCAGGCATCCAGGTTTCATAATCTCTTAAAGGTCCTTCATCTGGTCTAGAAAAGTGCAATTTACTTGATATAATGCTTGCAACACTTGAAACAACTTTACTTAATGGACTTTTTCTTGCCTCTATACCTTTTTGTAATCCCGTCATCATGTCATATCCCCATGCATACGAAGATTTTGATTTATCTACATTTTGTATTATATTTTTTGCATTTTCAATTACCTTTTTTAAAGGGGAAATCTGCCCGCTCATACCATTATTATATTTAGCAATTGTTGAACTTCCCCAACCGCTTGATGAGTTACTTTGATTTAATGCACTTTGTATTTTCGTTTTTGCTGAATCTAAAATGGTTTTTAGAGCTGATTGCTTACTATTTACCCCACTGTCGTAATTCGTAACAGTGTTGCTTCCCCAAGTTTTTGATTGACTCGCTTGATTAAACGTTCCTTGAATTTTTGTCTTAATATTGTTCCATCCTTTATTATTAGTAATTGTGGCTAAAGATGTTTCTATTGTTTTTTCTGTGCTTGATGCTTCCTCATTAATTTTATTCATTTGTTTTTCAAAATCATCTGCCCAATGGACATTTTCAAATGGATCAATTGTATCAAAGCCCAGATAATCTCCAATTGAATTTATTCCTTCAATTGCTTTATTAACAAAATCTATTACTTTATTAACTGCACTTTCCGCACCTTTAACTATTATTACCCAGCCTCTAGTTAGTACATCAATAATTCCTTTTCTTATGTCTTCTGCCTTTTGTTCTGCGGTTCTTTCTGTTTCATCTCCTGTATTACTAATGTTTTGAACAAAAGATTTAGTAAATGGTTCAAAAACATGTTCTTTCATCCATGAACTTATTAGTGTTTTAGGGTCCGTTATAGCAAGTGTGCTTTTCAACATTCCCATAAAAGCTTCTGACAAATCAATTTTCTTTATTTTTTCTCCTAAATAATCACCTATTCCTTTAGCAATATTAGCTGAAATGCCTCCCATTGATTCGCTTATACTTATAGAACTATTTTCAATGTCTAATCCTGCGACAAATTTTTCGACACTTACAATAACTTCTTTGATATCTAATGTTTGCGTTATTCCTTCAACCGTATCAAATACTCCTCTAATACCTGCACTTAGTGTTTCTCCTGCTTTTTCCCATTCAACGTTTTCGAAAAATCCTGTTACAATTTGACCTATGCTTTTTCCAAAACCTTCGAAATTAAACGTAGTAACAAACGAATGTGCAAATTCAATAGCAGTGTTTAATCCTTCTGCAATTGTCTTTCCTACTAACTTCCATTCAACTGTATCTATTCCTCCATTTAGAAAATCAGCAAGATTTTTTCCGATTTTACCAGAAGTATTTTTTATTACGTCCCAAGGAATATTGTTAAGTGCATCATTAATTTTATTACCAACTGTTGCACCTATTTCATACCAATTACCATTTTTTATATTATCGATTATCTTTTGTAACCAATCTGCTGTTTCAATTCCTGACAAATCAAAGTTAGGTGCTACACTACCTCCTGCTCCACTTCCACTTGAATCGCTGTTATCTTGTATATTATGAACTTCATCAATATCTGATGGATTTAAAGATTCTGTGGCCTTACTTGCGCTGTTTGCACTTTTTGCCATACTTGCATAAGCTTTTGCACTTGCATTAGCAAAAATATTTACTCCTGTTAACGCATAAATTAAACTTTGTACGCCTTTTAATGCTTGATATATAAGATTAACTATTGTTTCTATTACAGGTTGTAATGCTGAACCTAATGCGTATTTCATGTAATCAATATTAGCTTGTAATTGCTGCGCCGATGCATTTTGGCTTGATAACCATGCACTTGCTGAATTTCTTAATACATTGTAAATACTTCGTAATCCTAATAATGCACCTGCCATTTTTACAATTTGACCTAGTCCAACTTTTAAATGAGAAGTAACACTGCTAGCCATACTTCTTGCTCTACTTAATCCGGTACTTAATGCGTTGCTACCGCTTCTAGAACCTTGTAAATGATTTTTAACTTTTTGCACAGCTGAGGCTAGCCTATTTCCGTGCGTTGTAGATTTCTTAATATTATCTTGCACTTTCTTGACTTCATTTGCACCTTTTTTGTAGTTATCTATGAAGTTTTGTATTGAAGCTTGGTCATACTTTATGTAAGGAATACTTTCAACTTGTTGCTTAACTCTCTGTGCTGTTGTTGCAACCTCGTTTAATTTATTTTTATAATTACTTAATTCAACCATATTGCCTAAATCTGCTGTATTACCTTTTAAATTGCTATAAGCATTTGATATTCCTCGTATTACACTTTGACCATTTATCTTTATACCTGACGTATCAAATGCTTTCTTAACCTCTTGTCCTGCTCTTCTTGCTTCAGAAACTATTCTTTCAGTATCACTTTTGCTTAATATCTTTGCACCAATTCCTTCTGTTTCTTGTACAGCTTTTTTTACTTCTTTTACTACTTTTTGCATTTGTGGTTTTATTTGTTCTATTTTTGCAGAGACTATTATCTCTAATTCTTCTACCGTTATTGTTATCACCCTCTTTCGAGCATAATAAAAAACACCAGAAATTAATCTGATGCTTTGTATAAATATTTTTTAAAATAAAAAAGCCTTGATATTTCAAGACTTCTTTATTATTTATTGTTTAATATCCAAATACATTGTTTTAATTGCAGGCACTGTAATATCTGCCCCTAACACTGATGTATATGTTATAGTTCCATAAAGTTCTCCGTATATTGTGACTATGTCTCCTTCTAATATTCTATCTTCATTTTCATCAGCATACGCATATCCTGCCATTATAGTATCATCATAGTACCCATATTGGTCTTTAGTCATATTAACCCTTAATACAACCTCATTCCCTTCTTGTTGAACCTGAATTACTTCACCTACAATTTTAGCTCTTTTACCTTTATAATTGTTAGGATTTCTAGCTATCTCTTTATAAGTGTATGTTGTACAAGAGTTCATGTAATCTTCTTTTGTTTCAACTGGCTCAGGTTCAGGTTCCTCTTCTGTCTGCTCGGTATTTTCGGTTATATCATTATTTTCACTTTCTGATTGAGTGCTCGATGCAATGCTGTTGGTAGGTATTTGCTTATTGTTATTTTCTTCTAACTTCCAAACAAAATAACCTCCAAAACCTAAAACGGCTATAATTAAGATTGTTAGCAAAACTATTAAAAATACATTTGATTTTGATTGATTTTTACTCATAAATATTCCCCCTCATAGTTTATATAAAACGAGAATATCATAAGAAAACATAAAAAGCAATAGGTTAAAATAAACTTTTTTATGACAAAATATGATAATTTATGACATTATTCGACTATATTCGACATTACCAATTATCTTTTTCTCTTGCCATAATTTGTCGCATAATTTTTGCTTGTTCTTCTGCTGATTGTACTTTTATTTTTTCTTTTTGGAATAGCTTGTCGAACATAGATTTTAACGAAATAACTTTTGGATGTATTTGAACCATACTCGCTCCGATTAGTTTGTCTGTTACTGCTTCTTGAACTTGAATTTCTTTTTTTAGGTCTTCTAATACTCTAATAGATTGTATTTCACAATACATACATATTTCTTTAAATGACATTTCCCAAAATTCATTTGGTTTTATCGAAAAGTAATAAGAAAGAGGCTCGTAAGCATAAATTAATTCGATTATACCGTCAGCCTCTTCAATTTTCTGGATCATGTCTTCTAAGCTTGATATCCTTTGAACTCTTCTGTCACTACTTCTGTCGCCATTTTTTCGATTGAGTTCTTGATAATACCTTCGTAATTCACAGATGACATTATATCGTCTATTCTCGCTTGTAAATCTTTTTTTGTCATCTTTGAACTGAAAAAACCCTTTTCGTTTATAGCCTCTGTGATTACGAAATAAATGTCAGATAGATTCTTTTTGCTTTCTGCTATATATTCATCTAGAAAGTCACATACATCATCAATTCCATTAAATGGATTTATATTTTCTCCACTTTCAGCTAGAATTAAAATTATTTGGGCTAATAGTTCTATATTGCAATCTCTTACAGCTTTGAAAAATGCATCTTCAAATTTATCATCTTTTAAAAGCTTTGCTAAAGCGATTATCTTTCTTGTCTTAACGACTAATTCAACTGATTTATTCTTTGTTTCTAATTTCATACTTATTTACCTCTTTCTTATCATTTTTTAAGCAGCAGTTGGGAAACCTTTGCTTTCACTTATAGCTGTGCTTCTGTAGAATTTAACTTTTGATTGTAACATATTGTCAATCTCGATTGCATCCATGCTTACAGCTAAACTTGCCTTAAAGTAGAATACTACTGGGCTTCCGCTTGTATTTGCAGTTGATTCAGGTAATTGGAAGAATACATATACATCTGTACCTGCTGTTTCAACTGCTCTTAATTCATCCCATTGCGATTCTGTATATAAAAATGGGATTTCGGGAGCATTTGCCTCTCTCTTTCCTTTTGCCATTCTTTCGTCCTCTATATCTAATGCACTATATTTAATTTCTTGTGGAGTTGTTATAAACTCTGATATGCTTTGCACATATCCAATCTGTGTTCTTGTCCCTGTTAATGTTGTTGCATAAAATACTTTTGTCATTGTACTTGTTTTTGGTGCTACTGTTTCGCTTCCTGGTGTCATTTTTACATCATTCCTTTCTTTTTTTTGATATAAAAAATGACTGCCTAAAATTTGCAGCCATTTTCATTTATTTAATTAATTCAAATGAGTTTGTTAAACCATTGTAATTTACTTCATAATTGCTTATTAAACGATACTTTTTTGTTATTTCGTCATATATGCTTATATCATTGCTAGTTTTCTTAAAATTGTATTCTCGTAGCTTTAAGCCTGTTTGCTTCGATTGAGCCATACAGTCATATTGACTTTTAGTCCACTCTTCAATAGATACAGAAAAACGTGTATAAACTGGTGTAGTTTCTTCACTTATTCTTGGTCTTTCCATTGGAGTTCTAACTACTGTACAAGGAAATACAGACTTGTCTGTTGGATTCTGCTGAACAATCTCTCTATCGCCTAATTCATTTATTTTTCTAACAATTAACCTTGTTAAGGTGTCGATATCTAATTCATATATCATTTTACAGCCTCCTTTAAAAACTCACTTATACCGTTTTTTACTTCGTTTATTGCTACGTCTCTTCCTTGGAAAGCAGCAGGTCTCATAAATGGACTTGGTTGTTGTGCAAACATAATGAAATAATCTTGACCATTTATTGATATTCTTCTATTGTCTCCAAAATCTCTCTGTGCTTTTTCTACTGGTAAATACCAATATCTAAATCCACTTTTAATAAAGGTTTTGGTTGTTCCAATGTGTGGTAGTTCTGCAAACGTACCAGTACCAAATTCTAAAAATAATGCATGTGGTAGTAATTGCTTATCTGTATAAACTCTTCCTACTAACTTATTATCTTGATCAGTTACTTCAATTAATATGCCTTGTTTTGTTCCTCTCTTATAGTCCAGTGCCATTTTCTGTATTTCAGTTAACCCTTTTTCTAAACCACTTTTTGTTGCATCTTTTATGTTTGAACCTATCAAATCCATCTTCTTATAAAAACTATTTAGTTTCTTTTCATTCCATCTAATTTGTATCATAACTACTCTCCATGATATTGTTTAAGGGTATATACATCTGTGTTTCCTATTTTTGAAATCGCTTTAACTTCATAATCTGGAACTATATTCTGTGACTCTGATATATCTGTCAAGCAAATTCCATCTCCCTTTTCTATGTTATAATTAAGGGTTGTTCTTGCCTTTTGTATATCGTAATCAATATCTCCTGCACTATTCCTGTCAAGCTCATCCAAATCTTGTTGTAAATTTAAATGTACACCATTCTCGCTAATATTTTTGAAGTTCCATACTGTCGTATATTCTCCATCAATATTTTGTCGAGTTGGTGTACATACCCATACTTGTGTTAGTTTGTTTAACTTTTGCCCCATTAGAATATCCTCCTAATCGAAACTACGTCTTTTCTTAACTTTTCTTCTATATCTATATATGACTCTGATTCACTACCTTCACTATATGAAGTAGTACCTTCTTTTCCTCTACGTAAATAGGCTTCTATTGTTGCATTTTTAACGTATGGAATTAGCTTTGTATCATTTTCATCTCTATGAGTAACATCAGAGGCAATAAGCATCATTCTTTCATATATATTAGTTAATATGGTTTCATCATCGCTATTGTAATTTACCCCTAAGTGACTTGTAATTTCTGTTAATATATCTGCATCCATCTTATTACCTCTCTTCCTTATTTATTAGCCTCTGTTTTCTCCTTTGGCTTTTCTTCTTTTACTTCTTTATAGCCACATTTTTCTATTAAGATTTTAGCTATATCTTTATTTGAAACTGTTCTTGTTAAATCTCCTTTTTGTAATAACATAGACTATTCCTCCTCTGTTTCTTCAATATTTGGAAGTAATTCTATTAATTGAGTTTTTGTTGCTTTTTTGTCAAATTCTATTCCTAATTCAGTTAATTGAGCAACAATTTCTGCTTTAGTTGGTTCTTCAACTTTTGCAGCTTCTACTTTTACTTCTTTTGGTTCTTCAACTTTTGCAGCTTCTACCACTATTGCTTTTCCTATAATAGTCATAGTTGGCCTCCTATTCTGCTGTGCTATAAGAGCAATAAATTCCAGCTAATTTATTTTCATAAACATGTCCATATAAGTTGTTATTTCTATATTTGAATACGTTAGAATCTCCATTTTGGTCTTCATCTGGAGTAAAGTATTTAATATATTGATCCATTGCTGTAACTGCTGCAGATTTTTCTACTATTAAGAAGTTGATTGGATATCCTTTTATTAATTCATAGTATGAACTTGTTGATGGGTTTCCTGTTGGTTCAGCAACTGCTGTGTATGTATCTTCTGATTTTGTGTAATATGTTTTACCTGATACTACGCTTGTATCTTTTGAAGCTACATAGTCGTTAGCTGGTTTAAATCCATAATTTTCTTTACCATCATTTAATGTAACTGCTGTATACATTCTTGATTGTGGAACTTCAATTACTTTTGAAAATCTTCCCATTACGGATTTAGATTTATATGTTTCTAAGTCGTCAATTAGAGCTTTTCCTGTTGGAGTGATGAATAATATTCTGTTTTCTGTTGAAACTTCATCTTCATCTTGTTTATTTGTTCCTGCTCTTAAAGCATTATACATACCATCTCCAGTTGTAATTGTTTCAGCTTTTGTTGAAATACCATCAACACTTGCTATTTTTGCAATTCTTGCAGCATCTGTTTCTGGAATTACTTTTGTTCTAATAAATTCGCTTGATAATTTAGCAAAAGGTAATCCTAAAGCTTCTTGATTGTCTAATCTATCAATTCTTAAATCTTGACTTCTTTCTTTGTCGTATTTTATTGTTTCCCATACAAAGCTTGTTGAACCTTGTGTGTATCCTGAATTTCTGTCGAAATCTCCTAAACCGTCCATATCTAATTTAGCAATTTTCATTTCTCCATTTAATCCTTTTTGTACTGTTGTTTCATCTCCATCTAATATAGATGTTTTTGCCTCATTTTTATAAATTTGGTCTAATTTTGGTAAATATATTGTTGATAATTCAATATTGTTCATTTTTCATCTTCCTTTCTTATTTTAATCCCATAATTTTGTCAATCATTGCTTCTTCAGCTGATTTTGTTCCTGTTGGGTTAGGGTTATATGGTGGTTTTTCTTTTGACCACTCATTAACTGTTTTTTCAACAATTCTGTCTTGTATAGATTTGATTAATTTTGTTTTTTCTTGTAGCTGTTCTGCTGACATGTTTTCAAAATCAAACAAATTAAGAAATTCAGGGTCAAATGCAGTGTCTTGTGTTGTAGCTATTTTTAAAGCTTCATCTTTCAAGTCTCTTGCATTTAGCTTTTTCTGAATTTCTTCTATACTTTTTTCTTTTTGTTTTAGTTGATACTGTAACTTTTCAGTTTCGTTCATTTGTGCTAATTTTTCAGCCTCTGACTTTTCAGCATCATTTTTTTCTTGCCATTTAGTTTTAGCTGTATCAATTGCTTTTTGAACTCTTCTGTCAAATTCAGCTTGATTTCCTTCTCCTTTTAAAAAGTCATCAAAACTTACAGGTTTAGTATCATTTCCTGCATTTTGGTTTGTTTGTACTCCTGTTCCCGCTGGTTCATTATTTGCCCCAGTATTAACATTTGTATTTGGTTCATTTCCTTCCATTTTTTCTTCTCCTTTTGCCCCAGCCATTGCATAAAGCCCCAGCCATTGCGTTTAAATATTTCGTTTGTTTTATTAAGCCTAACTACGAGTAAAACGGCATAAAAAAAGAACCTGTCGACTAGGTTCTGATTTATCTTATTAAATTTAATAACTATTTTTTATTCATGGCTTCTGTAAAACCTTGATAAAACTTATATTTTACTGGTTCAATTATCAATGGTCTTAATATTGTTATAAGTGTAAATAAAATCCAGTATGAAATAGGTAAATTCATTTTTATGCTTAATATTAATACTAATAACCACATATTAATTTTCCTCCTAAATAATTCTAATAAACTTTTGATATGATATGGCAACATCATATTCTATTCTGCATCCTCTTGCATTTTGCCATCCTGGCATAAACACAACTCCGTCTACTCTTCCTATTGCTTCAATAGATTTTGATAAATAAAATAATGCTGTATCACAGTCTTTTGGTGTTTCTTCAGCAAATATTGTATTTACTACTTCATGTCCTTCTTTTTCTAGTTGTTCTACTAAAGCCTTTCTTTCAGCTTCAATTTGTTCTGTGGTTTTCCCATGCATTGGTTGACTAATCATTAATTTCATTTTATTTTTCCTCCATATTTATACATTTATTTTCAAACTTTTTATAAGCATCAAAATACAATTCTTTTTTATGTCCATTGTATGTTAATTCATAGTACATCCCATCAAATAAACTTGTACTTAATAATACTTTGTGATTTTGTAATGTTTTACAATACCAAACAACAAAAACTTCAAACTCTGGAACATTATCGCTTTTATCTAAATGTTCAATTGCATATTGTTTAACTAATTCTTTACATTTTTCAACAAATTCTTTACTTCCCATTTTTTCACCTTCTTCCATAAAAATAACACCTGCTACTTTCAGCAAGTGTTATTTATTTTTTCTATTATAAAAATTATATTCCATGGTATCTTCATTATCTATACTAGCAAAATGTTTTTTTATTTCTTCATCATCTTGCAAATGATTATCTTCTATTATTTTTAATAGTTTTTCAGGGTCTTTTTCTTTTAAAGCTTTTTCTTTTATTTCTTTATAATCCATTGATTACACCTCTTATATAATTATACAATTCTTTATCATTTTTTAATAGTTTCTCTTTATTTTCTATGTATTCTCTAAATCCTTCACTGAAATAGTCGCCTAAACAATTTAAGTTCAAACTGTCATTACTATAAGTCCTGTAGTTTCCGTTTAAATCTCTTTTATATACTTTTCCTTGCAAATCAGAAATAAATTTAGAATTTTTAATACAATCTGCACCCAATTCCTCGTTAGGTTTTATAGAACTCTTATTGTAATTTTCAAGTCCATAACTTCTAATTCTAATGTAATCATTATTATTCAATATTCCTAACTTTGTTTCAACAGCATGTCCAATTTCATGAATAACTTCTCCTTCTGTTAAGTCTTGTCCATCTAGTATATAAATCTTGTTCTCATTTCTATCATAAAAACTGTTCTTTACGACTTCATTATTTCTATAGACTTTTCCTAATGAGAAAATTTCATATTGTGTATCTTCAACTAAATCTCTTACATTAGGTGGAATTTTTGTAATAGCATTTACTATTTTATCTATTTCAGATTCTGGCTTATAACCCTTGTCTACATTTAATCTAATATATGAAGGATATTCTAAATCATTATACTTTGTTTTATCTTGTTTTTCAACTGGTTTTACATACATTATTGAACTTCTACACCAATGAAATCCATCATCAATAGGCGGAAGGTTTAATCCTGTTACTAATCCATAACATCTGTATTTAATAATACTATCATTTGCTTTGCTATATCTTTTAAATTCATTCCAATCGTGAACTTTAAATCTTTGTCCATTTAAACTATGACACATCTTTGTTGTGGACTTATCTTCAACTGCTATGAACTCAACTTCAGCATTTTCATCAAAACTATATATGCCTTCCATTTTAGCCCTATTGTTCATACCAATTAAAGTTAAATCAACATCGCCTGATATCTTATCTCCATTTATATTAAGCTTAGAATTGTTTTGTCGCTTAATTATATTTTGATATATATCATTTGTTATGTCTAACTCTTTTTGTTGCTGTAAATCGATTGTGGCTTGTCTGTATATCTGTTCTGCATTGTATTTGATTATTCCATCTTTATAATCTTTCCAAATATAACCTTTTACATTCGGTGTTGATAATATTGTTGCTAGTATTATTTCAGGTATCATGCTTGGCTTTTTAGTTTTATTTACTTCTTTTTGTCCTTCTTGATAATAATAAGTTATAACTTCTTTAAATGTATTTTGTTCATATTCATCTAATTGACTTTGTTCTTCTATATATGCACTATATATCAACAACTCTAATATTTCGCTATTCTTTACTCTAGTTTTGTTATAAATGTTATTTGCTAGCATACCAAAATAGCCTTCTAATAATCCACTATCCTTCCACTTTTCTATGTATGTATTAATCTTATTTTTTGTTTTATTATTTGCTATGCTATATAAATTACTAAAATCGAAATCTATACTATCGAATATTTCCTGTAGCCTTATTTGTGTCTGTTTGCTTGTCTTGTCGTATATCTTCTTTAGCTTTTGAACCTTTTTGTCGTGGTAGTTCCACATCTTCTCCACCACCTTCTACTACTTCATATTTCTTGTTTGGATTATTAGATATGTTTTCCATATTCCTTTGTATATTTTTTTTATTCTGTGCATTTATTTTTTCTAATTCTGATGCTGAATCAAATCCATCTGGTAACATATCTATAATGCTTTCATCACTTAGTAATCCTCTTAACTTTAATGCTCTGTCTGTTTCTGTTCCTTTATCTGTTGGAAGATTACGTTGAAAATCAATTTTGATACTTCTAAATTCATATTTTTTTGTTTTTCTCTTATTAATTCTATCAATTATTGTTTCCCATCTTCTTAACATAGCCTTTTTAAATTGTTTATCTGCTGATGTAATCATTTGCTCTAATGCAAAAAACTTTCTATCTAATGCAGATGCATTGTCTGCGTTAGTAAATCCTAAATCTGTAATGTTAGGTACTCCTGATATCATTGCTATTAAATCAATTAATGTCTTTTTATGGTTTTGCAAAGCTTCATCTTGTACACTCTTTTCAACCCAAGCTATATCTCCATCTTTATCTGGTGTGTAAAATACTTTCATTTTTAGTATTGCTTTGTCTTCTTCTTCTCTTGCTTTGTTAACCACTTGTTTTGCTTGTCCATTTTCGTCTAGCTCAGGATTGCCATCTTTATCTAACTTTGTTACCATTAAATCATTATCTGGAGTAAATCCTGTTATTTTTAACTTTGCATCATCATTATATTGAAACGTGTTTCTGCTGTTTTGTATTACTCTTTCATAAGCACAAATTAAAGAGATTACCAATTCAAAACATGATAATCCCTCTTCATTTTCTATTGCTATACAAGGAAGCATAGTCCACTTCCCTGGTTTTCTCCTATCTTCATCTTCTTTTAGCTTTTTCGCATCTTCAGGAGTTGGAGAATAATATTTTTTGCCATTTATCGTAGTTAATTCTACTACTGTAATATCATTATTATTTTTATCTTTTTCTGTCCATTTTCTTAATTGCCCTATTTGGTTTACTGGTGATTCATAATCAAATATTCCTATTGTATTTAATGCACTTTGATTTACATATACAATTTCGTTTTCTTCATTTTCATATAGAATTTCGTAACATGCTCTCATTGAAAAATAATCAAAAGCTAATTCATAAAACTCTGTTGGATCATCATTGTACTTACTGATATACTCTATCAACACTTTCAATTCTTCTTCTTTTTTCTTGTCTATTTGAAAAACTTTGTTTAATAAATCTTTGATTATATTTACTTTGTTTTTATCAGATATCTTTTCTATATCATATACAGGTGCTTTTCCTGCAAAATAACCTGTTACCATTGAATTAATGTAACTTTCAAAAGCAACCTTAATACTTTTATCATCTTCGCTTACTAATTCAGAGTTTTCTGTTTTTCTTCTTAATCTCTCGTATAGCTTTCTCCTTGCGTCCCACTCTTTTTCTGCTAATGCTAATATTTGTGCTACACTATCTGGATTTTCTAAAGTCTCAACATTCCATTGTATCATTCTTAATTCCTCCTATATAATTTTGTTATATCCGAATGTAATTTTCTTTTTGTTAATGTATTTTTCTATTGCATATCTCATTGCATCCATTAAATGATTAAAGTCATCTATTGGCTTATTAATTTTGTTTCCAAATTTGTCCTCATCCCATGTGTAATTACTTATTTCTGTTAAGAAATTAACACATCGAGGATGTATTATTATTTCAAAATCTTGTATGAATTGTATTCCATTGTTTATACTGTCTTTTCCTTTTACTGCTGCTGTTATTCTTCTTAAACCTAAGCCTTGTAATTCATCAATTGATTTAGGTTCAGCACTATCTGCTGTTATCCTTTCTTTTGCATACCCCATTTGATTTATCTTGTCATATATTGATTTATTGCTTAATCCTTTTTCATACAATTCATCAAACACATATATTTTTTTGTTTTTTAAATCTATTGCACCACAAAAAAGTGCTGTCGGGTCATTGGTATAACCAAAATCCAACCCAAAAGCACTTTCTAAATTTTTAATTATATTTAAATCAAATTTTTCTTCCTTCCAATTTTCATAAACTAATCCATCTACTATACCCCAGTTGCCTAATCCAGCAACTTGATATCTTCTAGGATTGTTTTGTTTCATTCTCTCAAACACTTTTTTATCTGCGTCGTCAAGAAATTCATTACATAGATAATTTGTTGTCATTGCTAATATATCTTCGTCTTTTACATCAAAAAATCTTTTCTTAATCCAATGATGTTCATTCCATGGGTTCAATGTTATTGTAATCTGTTTAAATAAACCTTCAGGAACTGCACCTCTTATACTTTCATCTATGATATCAAAGTCTTCTTCTTTCATTATTTCATATGCTTCTTCAATCCATAACCAACATAAAACACCAATATCAACTGCGATAGATGTTACTTTTAATGGATCATCCAATCCTCTGAAGTATATCTTTTGTCCTGTTGGATTATATGTCATCTCTAACGGGCTTTCCTTTATTGTCCAAAATTCATCTACTTGTAATCTATGTATTGCCCATTTTAATTCTTTAAAGCAACTATCTTTTAATGTTCTATATGTCTTTCTAATAACCAATGTATTTGCTTCTGGATACTTCATCATATTAGATATAATCCATATTGCTGTTGTCTTTGATTTCTTGCTAGCTCTCGACCCTTTTACAACTCTATACCTACATTTACATTTCCAATATTCTGCGTAACCTTTCCCAACTATACTTTGTAATGAAAGTTTTATTATTTGTTTCTGTAATTCAATTTCATTTACTTTATTCAGTAATGTCATCACAAATCACCACTGGAAGTTTACCAGTTAAATCCACTTTTTCTTTAAATGTTCCATATCTTTTTCCTAACAATTCAGCACATTTAGTTCTGTCTTGTAGTGAAGCATCTAATCCAAAGCTGTCTTTTTCTTCTCCACGCATTACTTTGGTTAAGTATTCAAGAACTTCATCTTGTGAAGCTATTCTTTTGCTTTCTTTTTCCTTTAGCTTTTCTTGTATGAAACGGTTAAGTTTTGTTAAGTTTTCTGCTCCTATATTCTTTGCTGTCTTCTCACTATAACCAGCTCTTTTTGCACTTTCTGTTGCATTTGCTGTTTCTATAAAATAATCAATAAATCTTTTTTGTTTCTCTGTTAATTTGTTATATTCATCATTTTCCATCTGCCTCACTTCCTATTCTCTTATACTCATCTATTAAATATTTCATTAATTCTACTTTTCCATAGCAATCGTAATCCTGTTCATATTTTTCTTTTAATTCTATATCATGTGTTTTTGTGTTATATACTTCTTCAAATGTTCTTTTTAGTATTTGATATTTAGTACAATACTTTCCAGCTCTTTCTGAATAAAACTGAAAAGTATTTATTTTATATAAATTTCCTTTTTGCTGTAAAGCAAATAATAATTTATTTATGTTTTGATTTATATTCATTGTTTCCTCCAGTATCAAATCCAATTTGTTTTTTGCTGTTCTTCTCTAATGTGTATCTATCGTTTTTAGTCTCAATATCTATATACACCGTCTTATACTCTATATTCTCTACTAATTTGCTTATTCTGTTTAATACTGTTGTTTCTTTCATACTTGCCACTCCACATAACAATTCTCTGGCTTTGTCTTCTTTATTTTGCTTTTATCCTTAATGTAATTCACACATTTTACACCGTCTGTGCATTTCGCAATGTTACAATCATTTATATTGTTGTTCTTACAATACGGACATATTTCTTCTTTATATTTTTTGCATAATTTTTGAAATGACATATATATCACTCCTTTTGATTAAATAAAGCACTATAAAACAGTGCAGGTACTGAGGTATCTAGTCCTAGGCTTCATCCCCATGATTTTTCTTTAGCACTGTTTTATACTACCTTATCGGTAGTATTCGCTTATCTATTTAGATAAAAGCCGTTTATGTGGTGTCATATAGACACTATGAAATGATATATATGTAATACAGGTTAGTTTGTATTACACACACCACACCTAACCAAAGTCCTAGCCCTCGTGGTATAGATATATCACTTCATACTATATATATTAGTTGCCTATACAGACGTACGATTCTGTATTCACGAACATAAGCCAAATCCGACATATTTCTTTAATATGTAAAACAATATATCTTTCACGTTGATATATAAACGTAGGTATATTCACATACCTATGGCATCGGAGAAGGGGAATTGCACCCTTTATTCTGCCAAAGCGTACATTTATATATTTTATAAATAACCTGCCCTGGAGTGCTACTTTTACACTATCTCCAATATGTTTAATGCTAGTAGGACGGCGTACCCTGCATCTCTTTAAGACCTATTAGTGAAAGTAATAGGCGTGATAGCTGCCTTTCTATCCTTAGCATTGTTGGTGGAAAGACTTAGAATTGAACTAAGGCACTCTGGGCTTCAACCAGATGCTCTACCTACTGAGCTATCTTTCCATATTTAGCCTTAACTAGAATCGGCTTCGGAGCACTTGCATTATTTATATAACTTTACGAAAGGAGGCTTATTCAATAAATAAGCTGTATATATTAACTTATCTAGTATCGCTAATATTCAATTTAATGTTCGACTTTTCCATAAACTCGAGCGTAAAAAAAGAGCTGACTGCACACAGCGAATCAACTCTTCTTGTCTTAGTTTTATTTTAATATAGTTTAAGTCCACAACTTTAACCATACTTATTATACCACGTATTTTTATAAAATTTTGCCAAATTTATGCCAACTTTTTTAATTCTTTATCAACTGCATATATCAAGTCCTTTTTTCTTCTTAAAAATGTGCGTTCTGATAAGCCTAACTTGTCCATTGTCCCCCACTTTGTCTTTTGCTGCTGATAATATGTAACAAATATTTCTTTGCAATCACTATTAACTAATTCATATGCCAACCTAACTGCTTTATATTCTTTAAGTGCTTTTTGTAGCTCTTTATCTTCTTGAAGTTTCACATACTGATTAAATACACTGTCTGATATACTATATGGAGCTTTTGGCATTCCATCATAACTAGGTACTCCTACACTCATTGCATCTGCTCTTAAATTAATTATAGTTATGCAATTATAATTATATCTTCTTAAACATCCTTCTGCTTTTCTGTAGTCTTCTTTGTTTAATCTCATTTGTGTACCTCCTATAATCTTTTATTTAATTCAAATAACATCTCATAAGCTTTATGTACTTTCTTACTATTACTGTTCTTTATCGCTGTATCTCTACTATTAAAATCTACTGTTTCTAATAGCTTTAACACCTCTTCTATTGTTTCTTTTGTATCCATAAACTGTCCTCCTAATCTTCCTTTAATTTAATATCATGATCCATCGCAACTTTTTTTATTTGGTCTTCAAGCCACCAATTATGTAAAAATTCTAAGAATAGAAATATTACTACTATAATCTTAAATATCATAATTTTAATCCTCCTTATTTACCTTTTTATCTTTCTTATTCTCTATACATTCACATATCCTGTCTATTACTGCAAATGTAAATATTGCTATTATTAACACTATCCAACCATTCATATTTACTCCTCCTTATTTATTTTCTTAATTTATTTTCTTATCTAATTCATTTACTTTTTTAATTATTTCATTTATTTTGTTTTGAACATCTATAAAACTCTGATGACTTATTTGATTATTTCGAAATGTTCCATCTTTATCTAGTTCTTCTATTTCTTCTTCGCCTTCTAATATTTCTACTTCATTATTTAATGACTCTTTAAAATTATCAGCGCCTATTACTATAAGACTTAAGCATGTGTCATCAACTGGGCTTACATAGTCCATTACATCTGAATCAAATTTATATATTTTTTGCTTATATTCAACTTTTATGGGAATATCAATTCCTTTTGCGATAATATCAAATAATTCTATTACTTTTATCTTCTTATTCATTTACTGTACTTCCTTTCTTTAAAACTTTTTCTTTAAATTCTTTGTATGTCATGTTAGAGATTTCTTCTATGTTTTCTAACATCTCTTTTAATGTTATTCCTCTGCCTCTTCTATCTTGGAATCTCGCTACAAGTGTACTATCTCCAAATGCTCCCATTTCACATACATTTAAAATTCCATTTTCTGTCGAATAATACAATTCATAAGCTATAGTTTCACTTCCCCATACATTAGGTTCTGACTCATCTTTATAAAAGATTATTTTTGTTTTAAAAACAATTTCCTCAGGTTTATTGTTTTCTATATTCTCTCTCATACTTCCTCCTTCTGATACTAACAAATTATTTTTGTCTTTCCACAATATTTACACACTTCTGCTGCATATATTGAACCACATTTTACAACGTAATCAACATCATATATATGCAAGCAAGTTAATTGTTGTACAATTCTTTTGATTGACATCTTCTATCCCTCAACTTTCTAAATCCATCTTATTTTAGGTTCTCCATAAAAACCTTTTTCCCATATAAACCAACAATAACATAATGCTGTTGCTTTATATTTTTCAAATTCTCCATTCATCGCACATAATTGCCTAGCACTGTTCACATATACATATTTAGGTGGATATTTTTTAAATAATTCTAATCTTGCTTGTCCTTCTAAAAATTGTATTTTTAAAAACATTATTACATAGTGCCCCTTATCAACTAACTCTAATCCTTTTTCAACAAATTCTTTTGCATATTTATATGGCGGGTTAGTTAATATATCTAAATCTAAAGGAAAACCACTTTCATATTTAAGAAAATCTATACAATCTTCTCCATATCCTCTATCAACTAAATCTGTACTTGCAACACTTACCCCCCCTAGTTTTTAGCACATTACTCAAATGTCCTTGACCACATGCACATTCCCATACTCTATGTAATTCAATTCCGTCTTCTTTTAGCTTATCTAAAAATATTTCTAGTGCATGTGGATCGGTCGCATAATAATCATTTTGTTCTCTTTCTTTGTCTGTATGATTGCTAGCTCCTAGTTGTACAAATGTAGTTCTTTTGTTTCCTGTCCAATCTTTATCCATTACTCTCATCTCCTATTCAATTTCATAATCGTTTTCTATGTCATCATCTATTTCAATTCTTAATCCGTTAAAAGTATTAAGTGGCTGACCAAATTTATCAAGTATTTCATTAACTGTGCATAATTTTTGACAATTTGTTGCTATTTCATCATATACATGTTGTTTCATCTTTATCTTTGTTGGTACTGGTTTCCAATTACTACAAAGTTTATCTACTTCTTTAATAATTTCTTCTTCCATCTACTCATCTCCTACTATATATTTCATTTGATTAAATTGCTCTTTTGTTACTATATCTTTAATCTTCTTAATATCTGTTAAATAAATTCCATAAGCTTCTTCTCCAACTACTTCAATAATGCCTAGCTCGTCTTTGTCGTTACCATCTTCATCATAACCATAAACAGTAACTACTTCTGTTCCATTTACATAGTCGCCTTTTTCAATTAAATCTATTATGTTTGGGCTGTGTTTTACATTATAATTTTCTGTCGAACAAAATCCTGTAAATTTTCCTGTTCTATAATATTTTACATTTGGTTCTTCTAATAAATCAGAAACTTCTAAAACCTTTGATATTTCTCCATTCACTGAACTTCTCACATATTCTCCAACTTTTATTTCTTCCATTTATTCACTCTCCTCTGCTTTCTTTTCAAAATATTGTTTTGCCAATTTTTTATATTGCTCATGAACTTTCTTTATTGGCATAGGATTATCAAAATCCAATTCACTAAAAGCTGTTTCTAATGCACTTAATCCCCTAGTGTTTATGCTATCTTTACTTTCATCTGCGAATTGCAATACCATATCCATTAAAGCAAATTCTAAATCTGATATTCTCTTCTCTTGCTTTGTTAAGTGGTTTAATAAGTCATTTATTGCACTTTGAACATCTTTTGCATAGAAATACCCCATTTTATATGAACCTCTATAATGTTCTAATTTGTCTTGTTGTATTTTTCCTTCTGCAAAAACTTTTAATATTACAATAGCTTCTTCTAATTCCATTTATACCTCCAAACCTGCCATAAATGTGGCATTCATTAAGATTATTATTTCAATTAAAAATGCTTGATAAAACTTTATTTCTTTAGATAATGACCATATTGAAATGCTACTCAATAAAGCTAAACAAATTATTGCTATCCACTTCATCTACTCACCTAACTTTCTGCCACACATTGGGCAATAATTTATGTCAAAATATACTGCATTACCATTATCTGTTGCTATCATTATTCCTGCTTTTTCATCTGTTTTGTTTTTCATTATCCAGCTACTATATCTTCTGTCATTTTTGAATCCAGCAGTTGATATCAAACCAAACTCTTTTCCACATATTTCGTTTTCTCTTCTTTTTTTGCAATATTCACACATTTTATTTTTCCTCCAATAATACATTTATATTTTTGATTATATTTTCAAGTGGAATTAATGTTATATTCTTATTTTTATGCTCATTAATATAAAATTCTTTCATCTCTTTTATTTTGTCTTTGCTGATATAACATTCTTGAAATGCTTCTGTATTTTGTAATCTTCTATATTTTTCTTTTTCTTGCTCTAATTCTTTTTGTTGTTTTTCTATTAGATTTAATAAAAAATCGACATCATCCTTATCACAATATCTATGTTTATTATTTATTTTTATAAATTCTAATATTGTCTTCTCTTCTTCACTCATATTTACTCTCTCCTATTTCTTTTCTTAAATTTTCCGCTAATATTTCACACATCACTGCACTCATTATATCGCCATCATCTAAATATCTTTGCTTTTCATTTTCCCAATTTTCTATATTATTTTTTACATCTTTCTTTTCTTCTTCACTCATTGCTTGTCCTCCAGTTCTTCACTAAAAAAGTTCCTAAACAACATTATTATTCTTGTCATTCCTTCTATGTAGTCTTTACTTTTCTTTTCTGTAATTGCCGCTACTCTCTCATGTTCAATCTCACTTTCGAACATTTTTACTACTGTTACAGCGTCTCTTTTATTTATTCTTACTAAACACATTAGCGACATTCCTATAAAGCCACCTATCACCATTCCTATTATGACACCCATATACATCATCCTTTCCTTTTGTATTTATTTGTCAATTTTTTCGTTTTTCCTTGGAACTAGATCTATTTTTAATATACATTCTCTAATTCCTGTATCTTTATGTTTAAATAATATGTATCTATCATATTCTTTTATTTTTATTAAATCTTTTGTGTTTATCATTTTCTTCATTCCTTTCTCCTAAGTACAAACCAATTACTGCACCTATGCTAAATCCTCCAATGAATAATATAATTCCACTAAATATTAATCTTACTACTATATCCATCCTAGTTCCTCAACTTTCTTTTTTATTGCTTTTAGCTCTTGGATTGATAAATAATGTTCTATACATATGATTGGTGTCATTTTTTTATCTGTTCCAATTTTGTAATAGCATATATCTATCCATTTACTTGATTTTTCAATTATTATTTCTTTTACACTAAAACTTTTTTTGTTTTCTTTTATGTATTTATAAGAATGAGGACATATTCTTTCGTCTTCTAATTCATATCCTAACTCTTCAAACATCTCATCTGCACTTTTCTCACAATATGCACAGCCCTCACAAGTTAGTTTTTCGTCTCTACAATGATTATCTACTTTATTACACATCTTTTGTCTATCCTTTCACTTATATAATTTCTTTAAACTCAATATTGTCGTACTTGTACTGCAACATCTTGCGTTTTATTCTGTACACTTTGTCCTTTTCTGTTGCTTTTGATTTGACATCCTCAACTATATGTCTTCCATCTTTCGTTATATAGTCGAAATCTGCTTTATATGTAATAGCCCTTATAGTTTTATTATTTTTTTTAAAAGAGGGCTGTAGCTCGAACGTCGTTTGTAATTTTAAGTCTTTAATTAATTCTGCTCGTTCTAGTAATCGTAGTTCTTTATATCTCAAACCTTCCTTTTGACTGTCGAACTGTATACCATCAATTATTGTTTTCTTGTTTTTGTATTTGTTCATCTTCAGTTTCCTCCAGTAATTCTTCTAAAATAAATTTTTGCATTGCATAATCATGTTTTTCTTTCTTCCAATACGTCCTTTCTTCATCTACTGAATTTTCTATATTAGTTTCGACTTCTTCTATTCTCTCATTTAACTCTTCTATATATTTTTTTATTTTATCTTTATGTATATAATTCTTTTCTACGTATTCTCTACTTATCACTTTGTTTTCCATTGTCTTCTAACTCCTTTAAAACTTTGTAATTATAAATTGGAGCTTCATATTTCTTTTCTATCATACCTAAATCCTTTAAAATTTGAATTATATCTCCTGTAATTAGTTTGTTATTATATTTGCTAGTAAATCTCTGTATTCGCTCCAGCTTTTCAATCTCATGCTTTATTTGTCTTCTTTCAATTCTTACTTGTTTTATTGCCTTTCCTACTTTGCTATATCCTCCTGCATTTAAAGTATGATTTTCTATATAATGCAACAAATCTTGTTGTTTTAAGTCTGCTATACTAAGTTCTTCTCTTGCGTTGTCTAATTCTTTATCTACGTTCTGAAAGAAGTTAAGCATCTGTTTTAATAGTTCCTCTATTGTTATCTCCATCTTCTGCTCCTCTCATATAATTTTCGCATCTGTAATAGCCTGTAAAATCTAATCTTTCAAGCAAATTGCAGCCGTAAACAAGTCTTGCACTTGCCTTTTAATTCTGGATATTTTTCTTCCATAAGCTACCTCGCTATTCTAAATACAGCAACATTCTTTCCTGTAATATGATCTAGCGCCTTTCCTACTATCATTACTTTTCTTTGCTCTAATAAGCTTGTAAGTCGAGGGCTTGCATTGTTTCTTTCCGTCGTATTTGTAAATCCTCTCTCACACATTTCAAATGCTACCTCTCTTGCTGTTCTTTCTATTCCATCACTTAATATCTCTAATACTTGTTGCTCTCTTGCTTTTTTATTTACTTTAATATTACTTTCTCTACGTGTTTCCATAGTTGTCATCATTTGTATCACTCTCCTTTAATAATTTTTTCTTAAGCAATTAGGACATTTATCAATCCATTCATTGCCTATCTTTTCACTTCTCCATCCATTTGCCTTTTTATAATCTACTGCTTCTTGAAAATCTATAAAATCATCTACGTAGTTGCTACAACAATCACATTGTAGCTCGTACCCATAACCGTTTTTTTCTATCATTTTTACTCCCCTTTAATTAATATAAAATTTCTCAAAATCACTATCTTTGTAATTCCTTTGGTCATAATTAGCAGATAATGAACTGTCATCTATAATTTCTGCTAAATTAGGTAAGTATTTGTTTGTGACTATTAATTTATCGACTTTATCTAAATATGCTTTTCCATCCATAAATTGCAATTTGTTCCACCATAGTTGCAACTTTTCAACATTAAATGTTGTGTTATAAGCATTTTGTATCTTTTTTACACCTTCAATAAATTCATCTTTAACCATTTAAAAATTCCTCCATTGCATTTTTTGCTTTTGTATTTTGTTTTAATGGAAATATTCCTTGCCAATTATTCATAATAGAATTATTTAAAATTTCCATTTGCTCATTTACATTCGTTGTTATTCCATTAAGTTTTTTAATCATTAATTCCAATCCTCTTGTTGTTAAAGGTTTCTTTATTGCTTTTCTCATTTTTATAAACTCATATACTGTATTTTTTAATTCTTCATCTATAAAATTAGAATTAATTAGGTCATCAATCTCTGTTGATTTTTTTTCTTTTTTATTTTTTTTATTATTTATATCTTTATCTATATCTATTTCTTTATCTATATCTATTGCGTTACTTTGCGTTACTGTAACGTTACATGTAACGTTACTTTCTGTTAAAGCTAATTGTTTTTGTCTCTCTCTATGCTGTGCAACACGTTTTCTCGTTTGCTCTCTTATCTTTTCTAAACCATCTATATTTTGGTATTTTTCCCAGTTGCTAACACAATAAATGTCGTTAATAATCTCAATCATTTTAAACTTTTGAAATATTTCTAACGCTAACCTTATTGTATTTATTGGCTTATTAAATTCATTGGCTAGCATTTCGTCTGTATAAGGTACATCTTCAGTTAAAGTTATTAGTCCATTTTCATTTAAGTTGCCTGCTAAGCATAAGATTTTAAACCAAATAATTATTATTGCATCAGCATCAGGAAGTTTTTCAATTTGTTTTATTTTTCTATTATCAAATATATCTGTCATTATTTTTATCCATTTAACTTCCGCCATTTACTTATCTTTTGCTCCTTCCTACAACAAAAGGGATAAGTGTTTGCTTACCCCCTAGTTGTCTAATTTTATTTCACCATTATGTATTTTTGTATGACATATTCTGCATACTTCTATTAAATTGTCTTCTGTATCATTTCCTCCACTGCCTTTAGTTTTCTTGTGATGTTTTTCTGTTGGTCCCTTTCTACCGCATATTTCACATATACCTCTTTTGTCTTTTAACAATTTCTTATTAACCACTCTTTTATTTTTAGGTAGTGGATGAAAACTACTACTTAAATCTTTTACTATCATTGAAACTTCACAGCTCCCCACTCTTTATTGTATTGGCTTTCCATTTCTTTTATTTTGAGCTTATAGAAGTTTATTCCTTCTTCAGCACTCCTAACTAATCCTTCAGCAATATCTCGCTTAAATCTTAATTCTGCTATGTCTTCCATACCTCTTGCAATATCTGCTAAATGCGTTACCGCTTGTCCTTCTGCTCTTAGTTCTAATAATCGTTTGCTTAATGCAACTCTATAAGCTCTTTCTTTTATTGCATAATCTTTTTGATATTTCTTATACTCGCTTAAAGTTTTATTTAAATTATTAATTTCTTCTTCAATTTCATGCCACATTTAACTCACCTCTTTAAAAAGGTAAGTCGTCTTCTGGAACTAGTTCATCATCTGTTGCAGGTTTATTTTTTTCTTGTTCTTTTAAAAACTGTTCATAATTTTCTACAAATGTGTTTAATCCTGTTTCTACATAATTTTCTGCCTTTTTAATTTTTTCTTGAATCCATGTTGGTATTCTGTACCAGTTATTCCATGTGCTTTCATCTTCTATATCAAAGTGACAAGTGTCTTCTAATCCTTCTACTGTTGTTCCTTTTGGTAATGCCATTATTGAACTAATATTGTTATATGTATTTCCATTCTTTTCTTCTTTGATTATTTGTAATTGACAAGCTTTGTTTAATACATTTAATATATTAAATCCTTGTAATTCATCTGATGTAAAAGGTTGACCTCTCCATGCTTGTAAATCTTTTCTTAAATTACTTTTATCTCCTAAACTAAACCCATATTCTTTACTTATAGTTCTTGGTAATTTTTGTCCATTTATTTCTACATCTTCTCCTAAAACTGTCCATATCATCATAAATTTTCTTTGTGTCTTTTGATATTTTTCACTTACTTGATTTCCTAAATCAATAATCATACTGCTTATAGCTGTATACACTCCATTTTCTAATTTTTCAATACTAACTCCTGTACTTTCTTTTGCTACCATACTCATAATAATTCACCTTTTTAACCTTTCTTTCTATCTATATAATTCATAAAATTCATCTTGATCTAATCCATAAATATCTATTAAATCTAAATAATCCATATAATCACCTATTTAATCCTTAAACTTGTTTTATCATCTACAATAATTACTCCTGGTATAACTTCTCCAGTTTCTTTAAAATGATTTTTTATAGCTGTTTTATCTACTTTAGTTGTAACTACTTCCTTTTTAAATTCACTAGGAATTTCGTCTTCATTCTCTATTTCTACAGACATTGGATTTTTTGCTATTGCTAAACTTCCTAATTCTGTTGGTATCTTTTCTAATCCAAGTTGTTCCATATTTTGTTTTACATATTGTTTGAATTTTTCTAGTTTTTCTTCCCCTGCTTTCCTCATTGTTGCTAATCTGTTTTCCTCTTCTTTTATTGAATTTAATAAATACTCACTATTCTTTATGTACCCTATAATATTTGCACTTTTGTTTTGTAACTCTTGTGCTAATTCCTCTCCTAATTGGTTATATTCTTGTTCAGTTAATTCTCCATCTTGTGCTTTATCCATTAATTCTACAAATTTATTTGTTATATTATATAGACTTAAATTACTCATAATTTTTAATTCCTTTCTATTTTTCAATTTTATAATCTCTAATTTCATGTTCTGTACAATATACATATGTTTTTGGTGCTATTCTTACTTTGTATTTATACTTTGACTCTGTATATTTGAAAACTTTTACTATCTTTCCTACTGGTTGTCCTTCAATAATAATTCCATCCTTTCCTAATATGAAACTTTTTCTATTTATTACTTGTACATACATTCCTCTTTTAAACTCTTTTTTCACTTTTGTTTCCTCCTCTTGATTTTTCCATAATTTTATGTTAATATAAAACTATAGAATGCTTTGTTAATTTGCATTTTTGAACTAGTTACGTTTACCAGACTGTGCTAGTTCTCTTTTTTTGCGTACAGGTCTTATTGATGCATATAATTTTGCTTTTCTAACTTCATTAGCTACAAATAACTTGTCTAATCTATCCATTTTTTCCCTCCTTTACTTTTAAATTTAAATTTTGTATAATACCCTCGAAAGCGAGGTGATATATATGAACTCAACAGAAGCCACTTCTAATATAGTTGTTGCATTAATTAATGCAAAATTTATTAGTGAGCCTGAAGAAGTTGCTGCAGCTTACAAAACAATATATGAAGCTGTAAGAAAGCCTCTTTCAGAAGACTAGTAAAAATAATTGCTTTAACTATTAACTCTATAGTTAGAGCTTTTTATTTTTCTTAATCTTTTCTTACATCCTTACTAATTCATTAAATATAATTTGTCTTTCTCCAATAAAATCTTGTTGCATATTTGCTAATAAATTTCTGCATAAATCAGTTTTTGTTGTTTTATGTGTAATTTGTTGTCTTGGTCTTTTTTGTGTCTTATTTTTTATTGTCGAAACAATAGTGCCTATAAAATATAATGCTAACATTCCTCCTAAAAATATCATCATACTATTTCCTATTAATTCTTTTAATCCTGGTATATTCATCTTTCGTTTTCTCCTTTCTAACTAAATTTTCTTATCTGAAATACATTGTTGCTTTTTTCTTCTGTTTTGTTTAAACTTTTCTGCCTTTTTTCTTCATAAAATCTGTCATAATCTTCTGCGAATACATAGATGTCTCTCCCTCTTTTTTCATGTGGTAGTTGTTTTGCTATTTCGTATGCTTTATCTCTTCCACAGTTTTCAAGTATTTTTATTTGTTTTACTGAATAATACTTTGGTTTTAGTTCTTGCATTGAATCACTTCCTTTTATTTATTTTTGGTGTTATAATCATCTCGAAAGTGAGGTGATTATTTTGTTTAGTTTGTTTGATTTACATTTAGATTTAATTGCGATAAACTACTTAAATACTCATTACAAAGTTTCTGAAATGGATGTCGAAAATTATATTCAGAAATTTAATGAAGTAAGAAATGAAGTCTCTCGCCTTGAACACTAAATTTTAGCTATTTCTTTTAGGACATATGCAGATTCTTCAAGAACTCTTATTGCATTACTTACACTTATGTTTTCTTCTTGAAATATTTTTAAAACTTTTGTTGTAAGTAGTGCATTTTCTTGCCATAAGCAATGTCTTGGCTTGTTATAAACTTCTTTAACTTTTTCCTCTAAACTTGTCATCTCATATCCTCCTTTCTTTTACGTATCAGGTTGTGGTTTCGTTCAGTTTTCTAAACTTTTAATGTAAAAAAATAATCTGCAAGTTCATCTTTAGAAATATCTAAAATTTTTCCCAAAGTTATTATTTCATATTGCTTGAAAGATATTTTATTATTTAATTTAAAATTCAATGTTGTTTTAGTAATACCCATCTCATTTGCTAATTTTTCTTGATTACCTTTTTTTTCCACAATTCTCCCTTTTAACTTTTGATAGTCAAAATTATATTTCATTTTTTTGCCTCCTTTCTTTTGTTTAGTTTTCTTAACTATGAATATAATATCATAAAAAAATATAAAGTCAATAGTTTTTTTAAAAAAAGTTTAGAATTTTTAACTAGATATAAAAAATTTTTTTATTTTTTGTTGATTTTTCTAAACTTTAAAGGTATAATAAAGTTATAAAAAAATTAGGAGGTCTATATGGATAATTTAGTAGATACTTTTGCTAATCGTTTATCAAAAGCATTAGCGATACGAAATATGAAACCAATAGAGTTAGCAGAAAAAGCTAAAGTAAATAAAGCTAAAATATCTTCTTATATAAATGGTAGATATAAAGCTAACCAGAATACTCTTTATGCTTTAGCAACCACCCTAAACGTTAATCCTGTATGGTTAATGGGCTACGATGTTCCAATGGAGCGTGAAATTGATGATGAATTACTAAGAAAACTCGGAGCAATTCCATTAAGCGATTTTAATATGGTAGAAATTCCAGTTGTCGGTACCGTAAAAGCAGGTTATGATTATTTAGCACAAGAAAATATTGTAGACACGTTGCAAGTAGAATCTAGTCTTGTTGGAGATGGTTCTGAATATTTTGCATTACAAGTAAAAGGTGACTCTATGTCCCCTGCATTTGTTGAAGGAGATACAGTAGTTGTCAAGAAACAAAACGATTGTGAAAACAATGAAATTGCAATAGTTATTGTTAATGGAGAAGAAGGTACTATTAAAAAAGTAAGAAAAACTGAACAAGGTATTATCTTGCAACCTTTAAATCCAGCTTATGCACCAATGATATTTACTAATGAAGAAATTAAATCAATTCCTATTACTATTGTAGGAATTGTAAAACAATTAAAAAGAGAATTTTAAAAAAAGAAAAATAAATGTCTCAAATTTACCACGACCTGATACATTTATTTTTCCGAAACTCACTATTGGAATAGCGATTACTTAATTATTATATATTAAGTAACCTTTATTTTCAATAGTTTATTAACAAAATATTTAGTAAAATGGAGGTATTTTTTTATGAAAGCAAGTATAAGAAAAATTAATTTGAAGAAAGGTTGTAGTTATTCTGTTTATATTGAATATGGCGATGTTAAAGGAAAAAGAAAAAGAGAGTATTTAGAAACATTCTCTAAAAAGGGAGATGCTGAACAATACAGAAATAAAATTCAAGCTGAAATTGAAAATAACACATTTATTCGAATACCAGATATAACTTTTTCTGAAGCTATAGATGAATGGATGGAAAATTATGTTTCAGCTAACTGCGAACCCAATACAGCTGAAAGTTATAGAGTCGTAAATGAAAAATATTTAAAGCCTTGTTTAGGTCACATTCCTTTAAAAGTAATTGGTAACCCTAATGGTATTGATATAATTAATGATTATTATAAATATTTAAGATTTGACTTAGAAAAAGAATTTATTACTAATACTAAAACTGGTAAGAAAAAACAAAAGAAAAATCTATCTTATAGTTCAGTAGATCATCACAAAGCACAAATATCTGGAGTATTTACCTACTTTGTTGGTAAAAAGCAATTAACTTCTAATATTTGTATTAATACTGTAGTCCCTAAAACAGATGAAGAAAAAATGAAAGATACTGTAATTGATGATATTGAGAACTATGAAGATGATGATTTATATGAAGATAAAGAGTTCATAACACCGCAACAGGCTGTAGAGGTATTAAATTTATTTATGAATACCGAATTAATGGTTCCTGTTTTTCTTGCAACTATGGACGGATTAAGAAGAAGTGAAATAGCAGGATTGCTAAAATCAAAAGTAGATATTGAAAACAGACGTCTTGTTATTCAGAATGTAAGAGTTCGTTGTGGTAAAGATACAATATTTAAGAAGAGAAATAAAAACAAAACTTCAACACGTTTTTTATATTTTCCACAAATAATAGCTGATATTCTGAAATTAGATGAACAACGAATTGAAAGAAACAGATTATTATACGGAGATGAATATATAGAATCAAAGTTCTTATGCGTTATGGATAATGGACAACCTATAAAAGTTGAACATATTAGTAGAAAGTTTAAAAAGATATTTGATAAATTTCTTGAAGAAAAAAAGAAGAAAGACCCAGATTGTGATTTCCCTTATATCACATTACACAAATTAAGGCATCTTAATATTAGTTCTCTTTTAGCAAATGGTGCATATATAACAGATGTAAAAGACAACGCAGGGCATTCTAACATTGGAACTACAATGCACTATACCCATACTTACACAGAAGGTAAAAAAGATATAGCAAATAGAATTGACGAAATATATAGTCCATTATTTAAAATAAAGATAGGTTAATCCCCTGTCTTTATTTTTCTGTATCATTCTATTATATACTTATACAATGTATCAATTTTGTATCAATTTGCTAATTTTGATAAAAAAATAGCTTTCGAGAGAACCTCGAAAGCCTTGATTTTACTGGTTGGGCTGGCTAGATTCGAACTAGCGCATGTCAGAGTCAAAGTTTAAATTGACATAATTCTAAATATTCCTATATTCTTCTGAAACATGCTATTTTTCAACGTTTTTTCATATTTTTTATTTCTATATTATTCTAAATAAAACTATGTTTTTCTAAAACGGTGTATCAATTTTGTATCAATTTTTCCAAACTAAAAAAGACCGGTTAGGGTCTTTTTAAACATTTAATGTATCCACATAATTTCCAAATGTGTTAACAAATTTATCTAAATCAGCTTGAGTTACTTCGCCAATTTTAAATTTTATTTCATTTTCTTGTATTTCTATTAAATCGTCGCATTTTACAATGCTATCTTTTAATAGATTATTAGTATTATCTTTTCTTAATGTTTCGTTGTATGGATATGTAGCTTTATTCATATTTGAAGATAATAGGAAACCAAAATAATTAATGTCAACGGCTTGTCCATCATCAATTAATACAAAACTATGATTCTGTCCATTTTCTCCACTTTTATACATATAGTTTGATACGAACACAATGTCTCCAACGTTAAATTTCTTCATCTTTATTTTGTCTCTCCTTTGCTCTTAGAAGTATAATAGTTAATTTCATCTTTTGACAATGCTGTTTCTTTTCCTTCTTGAGTTTTACAAAATTCAGAATAAGATTTTACTAATCCCTTTTGTTTCGCTTTTGAAATTAATGCAGACACTCTTGATTTATAAAGATTATTGACCATATTTATACCTCCTTCTTTATAATGTTCAATACTCTTAATTATTATATCACAAATTTGACATAAAATCAAATTCATGCCATATTAACCAATGTATTTCCGAGTTTAATATATTATATAATATGTTAAACTCATTTATTTGATTACATTATATCATTAGTTTATAAAAAATCAAGATTTTTTATTCAAAATTTATTAACAATTTGTTATACTAAAAAACTCTAAAAATTATGAAATTTTCGACCTTTCAAAATCAATTTTAAGCCATTTTTATATTAGAGACATATACTTTGTTGTCTCAAAAGTGCAAAAAAGAGGTAGATCATGTTGACCTACCTCTTAGCAGTCCAGTTTTTGTAAAACTAAACTAACACGTGCTACATTATTATACACTATTATCTAGTTTTGTCAAATTTAATATTTTTTTACAAGTGTACAATAGTCTAGACATACCCATCCGTGAAGGAGTTCGAGCCCAGTTGTTTTTAATTTCATATGTATCAAACTTAGTTCCTTTTGCATATATTTTCTTCTTTGCGTAATTTGCTCCTGGTCCTGAACGTACATTCAATCCACTTGCATTTACAACATATAGACCTAAATCATATTTGTTTGATGATGTTGTTGTAGTTGATGTTGTATCTGTTCTTTTGGTATATGATAATTTAATCCAACCTGCTCCGCTTTTTAGTTTACCCCAACCATTGCTTTCAGCAACAATCGTATAAACTTCATTTTGATGCACAACTGTATTAATTTTATAATTTACTCCTGCACCTGCTCTAACATTTAAATCAGCAGTATTTATTTTTACAGTGTAATTCGTAGCTATTTTTTCTGAAGTTGACTGTGTTGGTGTTGATGTTTGTAGTTGTCCCAATTCAGCTCTGATTAAATCTAAGAACCTTTCCCAACCTAAATCAAGTGTTTTATGTGGACAATATTTTCCGGAATAGAATTGATGTGGATGTACACATTCTATTCCTTTACCTTTTTCTTTCAATTTAAATGCTATAAACTTAGCTGCTAATCTTTCTGATGCTTCAAATTTCTTTAAATCAGGATTCGTAGAATGACAAATCTCTATTGATAATGCACGCCTATTTCCTCTACCATTTGTGCCATCCCCTGCGTTCCAAGTATTTCTGTTTTCTTCAACTCCTTGAACTATTTGATAATCATCAATAGCGTAGTGGTATGATACTTGATTATTGTTACCAACCATATATGAAATCTCAGCAAAAGCACTTGCCTTATTCGCTGTATTATGCACAGCAATATCGTCCCAATCATCCATTGGAAATGGACATTTTATATTCCACTTTGATTGTGGGACCATTAACCTAGTTAATTGCATTATCATCATCTCCTATTCCATCTGTTATCTTGTTTGACCAGTCATTTTCTTGCAAGTTCTTTTGGTATAGTTCTTCTGAAAATTCAACTTCTTCAATTATTATTCCATCTTCCATAACTACTCCTCCACTTCTGGCAATCCTGTTGCCACACTTGTTAATATACTTAATATTCCTGCTAAAAATGAGGTACCAATAACGGCACCCCATCCAACTTCATTTATACTTATTCCGTACAGGTATTAAAGATACTGCTGTTTGACATATAGTCTTTATAGCTCTTATTCCTGCACATTTTATAAATTTCTTATACTTTTCCATACTACTTCACTCCTTCTCAGATTTTTCTTTTTCTAAAATTCTTATTCGTGTTTCATGGTCTAGTATTGCATTTTTTTGTTCTTTTACTTCTGTCTGCATTCCAACAAGAATGTCTAATTTTGCATTTACTGTTCCTTTCCACTCTGCGTCTTTATCTGTTTTGTTATCTCTTGTAGATAGATACCCGGCAATGCCAAGTATCATAGCTACAAGAGATATAATAATAGTTAATACTGTTGCCACATCCATCTACTCTCCCTCACTTTCGTTTAGGGCTTGTTTATATGTACCTTTTAAAACTGGCTCTAAGTTCTCTGTTTCTATCCACCAATGATTTACGCCTTTAAACCATTTTGCTTTCTTTAATGCTTCTAGTTGTGCGATTAGGGTTGGGTCTGTGATTTTTTCGTAAGTTGAATTTAATAATCTATGATAAACTATAAGATTGTTTTCTGAAACAAATTGCGTCCATTCTGCAAGTGAAGCATAATCTGAGTCCAAAAATGAAATTCTGCACTTATTTTGCCCCCAGTTGCCATTGCGAACAATAAAACTTTTATCTGTATTAGTATGAGCTGTCCAATTTGGTGCATTAATATATTTATCACATAGAGAACTTAAGACGTAATTACCGTCTGGTGCTATTATTTCTACAGAAAATCGATTAGTTGCATTATTAAACCATCTCCATGAATCATCTAATACTTTTTTATCAATTGCCTTTTTCTTATACCAAGCTCCCTCTTCTAACTCTGCATTGTAATTTTCATCTCCTACTACATTTTTGAATAATATATCTGAGTAATCTCCTATTTTGCATAGTTCTATCGTACCTAGATTTAAGTTATAATTTCCTTCTTTATATGGTTCGTATGAGGTTGCTGCTGAGCCCTGTTCTAACATAATGTTCTTTTTTGCTTCTGTATTTGCTTCTTCATCTGTTCCTCTATAGTATCCAAACATAATATAATTCTCGTTGTCAGCTGTTGTAAATGTATATTCTGTAGTATTTGTATTTTGTGCTGCTTTAATGCTTCTAACATATATCTCACCAAAAGCAGGTTCATCTGTCGAAGCTAGTACAACAAATCTATTCCCTGCTGTAGCTTTACTAATTGTATATGTAGTATTAGGTTTTACTTTACCAATAAACACATCAGCAATAGATGTAGTACTTTCTATTCTGCTAAATATTTTAAGATTACCATTGTACCACATGTTTTCTACAGTTTTGTAAAACAAATTCTTTCCAACATGCTTTACAACATTATCTCCTGTTACTACTTTTATTTCTTGTGGATAGTCTGGGTTTGGACTTGCTTGTCCTCCACAGTATGGTTCGTAGTCTGGTAGCGTATCTAAATTATATGTTCCGCTTAATAACATTGGCTGTAATACTAAATTATTAAATACTGAATTTTTTGTAAAATATATTCCAAAAATTGTGTCAAACTCTGTTTCAACCGAAAAATTTGTTGGTTCTGTTTGAACCAAAGTACATTGACTTCCTTGTAGGATATCGCTCGATTCTGCATTTCTTAAATTTATGTTACAGGTCGCATTAGAGTGTGTTCCGCTGACTATATTTTTTTCTAATGTATATTCACCATTTATAATAAATTGTTTTTTGGGCTGTATATATATAGTGGAAGCCCCGGTAGCTGTTCCATTTAAGGTTATTTTTCCATCTTGTACCGTTATATTTACACCGTTAATTGTATCATTATAATCATCTATACAATATAAATTATATCCATTTAGCTGCTTCTGCTCTGTATTTCCTTTTACTGCTATCTTGCCTTTTCCACCAATACAATCATCTATACTCAACTCTGTTCCTTCTATTGTGTTCCACTCAAATGGAACAGATGGAAGATTCCCCAGCTTTTGCACTAGGTAATCCTCCATCTCTGTTGTGTTTAATATTTTATACATTGTACCTCGACCTCCCCGCTATCTTCAGCATAAACATATAAGTCTTTGCTTGAGTTGTCGAGAGCTGTAGTTTTGTTTATTAGACAAATTCTACTTGATTCAGCAGGTACAATCATCATTTCATCTGTATCGTTTGTCTCTTTGAATGCTACGTATATGTCGAAGCCATTGTTGTTTAAAACGAGAAATTCAAATCCATCTACATCAAATTCAAAATGCTCTATTGTATTTGCATTTATATCTTTTCTTATTAATTTTATATCTTTCATTTACTTTTCCTCCTTTATAAATAACTTTTTTCAGATTAATTATATTCCAACTATTTTAATCTTCTTGTTAACTAACAACTGTTCCAGTATATGAATACCAATCGCCCCAGCTTCCCCCTGACATTTTCCTTACGTAAATATTAGGAAGTGCAGCAAAGAAATAAACTGCAATTTGTATTCCATATTCCAAGTTATACCCGTTATATTGAATTATATGCCAGTGATTATTTGTTGAACGAATTACCGGAGAATTTGCAGAAACATTACGAACGTCAAAGAAACCTGACCCTCTACTCCACAAATCATCTAAGTCCGTTCCACTTAATCCAACTTCTTTTTTAAATAGATTATTTGTTAATGTAGTTAACAATGTACTTAAAATGGTTCTATCATGTACTATACCTGTACTATCTATATAATTACTATTTTTTGGTTTGTATGAATTACTCATATACATCATCCTTTCTTACCAAGAATCTACTATTTCGAACTCAAGCCTATTTGCTAACTCACTTGCTATACTTGTTGAACTCCACTTCGTTGAATCAAAACTTTCAGCTGTGCTTATTGCTGTTGTACATCTATATAGTATGTTGTTGTATATGCAGTAGTCGCCTACTGCGTAGGTTTGTGTTGAATCGTAGGCGTCTGAAATGAAATCTGTTCCTATTTTTTTGGAAACTTTTTCAACAGTAATTTTCTTTGTTGTGCTGTTTTGTACAACAGGAATTACATCTACATTATTTAATTGTTCGGCATTTACTAACTCACTTATTTTCTTTTCTGACATATCTATTCCTCCTCTTCAGTCATCAAATATTCGCTGTCTTCTGTCATTATAAATTCTTCCGCTTCTGTAATAATATTCTTACTTGGCTCGAATACTATCTGATATGCATAATTTAATAAAATCGACCAGCGATTTATGTCTTCAAATGTAATAACAGATAAATAATACCAGTTTCGTTTTATGAAACTGGTATCTACTATATTAGCTATTTGTTCTAAGTTGTTTTCTAATAATTGTAAGATGTCTGATGTCAAAAAATCACCCCTCTTATATTCTAATCCTTCGTCTTCTATATAAATATATTGAAGTGCTGAAAGGTTGTTAAGTTCTGTAACGACTCCAAAATCATCCGACAATTGTATTTCTGCTAAATTTGTGTAAACTTCTGAA